ACTGCTTTCCCCCGATCCGCGGTCGGCCTTGAGATCACGTTGTCCCCTCCGTCAACGCGCGAAAGTACCGGTGTCTCCTACTGAAGTAATCTTAAAGTGGTTGTAAGTATCAAAGAACTCACAAATAGTCTGGAGGAACTAATCGTGAGTCTAGACGTTCTGCAGTTGGATTCTCAAGGACATCTCGAATGCGTGCCGCTTCCGATGGCCGGAGGGTCTTGCGGACTCGCTTGTGTCTTTTGTGATGGATCTTGTCAGCTGCGACAGGGTCATGACAGTCCAATCACATCCGCCCATCGCTGTGAGAACAACCACACCTGGGGAACGTGGTTCAAGTAGGAGGTGAACATGGCTTCGCCTAGGAGGAATCGCCAAACACCTAGAGGTCAGGAAAGTCCGCCTGCTAAGACAGTCGAAGGTCGCGAGAATCAGCTCATCGGATTGGCGACCAATCTAGCTGAGAAGCAGATGCGAGAGGGAAGCGCTTCATCTCAGGTGATCACGCACTTTCTCAAACTCGCAACGGTCCGCGAAGGACTTGAGCGCGAAAAGATTCGCCGGGAGACCGAACTCCTTCGAGCAAAAGCCGAAGCAGCGGCTTCCAGCGGGCGAATGGAAGAGCTTTATGATCGGGCTATCCAGGCAATGCGAACGTACTCCGGCCGTCCGGAAGAAGTTATCCTGGATGATTAGAACTTACTCGCAGCTGGCGCATCTAGACACATTCGAAGAACGTTACAACTATCTTCGAGTGAAGGGTCAGGTAGGCGTCGCAACCTTTGGATACGAGCGATGGTTGAATCAACAATTCTACACATCTGCGGCATGGCGTAGAATTAGAGATGCTATCATCACGCGAGATCTAGGTTGTGACCTCGGGATCGAGGGCGAAGAAATCCATGGCAGGCTGATCATTCATCACATGAATCCGATGCGGGTATCGGACATAGTTGATCATGCGGATTCCGTCCTCGATCCAGAATACCTTATCTGCGTTTCGCACCAGACGCACAACGCAATTCACTACGGAGACGCGACGCAGCTTCGGAAACCGCTTGTGGTGAGAGCACCAGGCGATACAAAGCTGTGGTTACGGAGGAATGATATGGAAGCGACTCGTCAGGCTCAGAAACTCAGGTCTGTTATCGAAAGTGACTACGTGCCGAGCCGTGAGAGGTCATTGGCAATTACGAAACTGGACGAATGTCTTCTCTGGCTTTCACAGACTCCGCTTATCGTCTCGCCATACTCGGAGGAGTCGACTTCGTGACATGCCCCAGCCGCAAAAAATTTTGCCAACGGAGGAAACATTGGCCCCTATAACAACTAGCGAAGACTTGACCACCAACAAGTACGATGGCCACACAGGTCCCGTGACTCTCATCGGTATCCATACTATGGAGACGCCTGAGCAAGAGGGACGGGCAATGTGGTGCGCCGAGTACTTCAAGGATCCCTCGGTCGAGGCCTCTGCTCACTGGTGTGTGGACGACCACGTTCGAGTACGGTCGGTTCTCGACAAGGATTCTGCTTGGACGATGCCGCCGACCAACGGTTACTCGCTAAACGTTGAGATGGCAGGCTATGCAGGTCAGTCTGACGGCGACTGGATGGACGATTACTCCAAGGCGACGATGGACATCGCTGCGCTCTGCGTTGCCGAATGGTGTGTCAAGTTCTCTATCCCGATCCGTCATCTGACCACCGATCAGATCGCAGCCGGCGTGAAAGGTATTGCCGGTCATGTCGATGTCAACGCCGTCTATCACGCCAGCAACCACTACGACCCAGGGCCTAACTTCCCTTGGGACTACTTCCTCGGTCGTGTCCGGGTTCACGCTGGTCAGCAGCCGCCTCCGCCGAAGCGAAACGTCACGGAGCTCCAGAAGGCGGTTCGAACGGTGGCCGACAATGACTGGGGAACCGAGACCGACAAGCACTGCGAGGCTCTTAGGCAATCCACTCCGTACGGAGGCGAGAACTTCCCCTACGGAGTGAGGTTTGCTCAGCTTGTTGTCGGCACTACTCAGGACGGCACCTGGGGTCCAGTGTCCAAGCTCGCGTTGACTCATACAGTCGCCAACTTTCAGCGAGCTCTCAACGACATGGGTTTCCAGACCGGTACTCCTGACGGCGACTGGGGCCCGCATACCAACTCTGCTTACGTGGACGCAAAACGCGTCTGCCACGATTAACCGCTGGAGACCCAATGCCCTCCAATCCAGCCAGCATTCTCGATACAGTCAAGAAAGCTCTTAACCTGGATGTCGGGAACAACGACTTCGATCTCGATGTGACAATGCACATCAACTCGGTGTTCGGTTTCCTTCGGCAAATGGGCATTGGGCCATCCGACGGTTTTGTGATCGAGGACAACACGACGCTTTGGTCTAACTACACGACCAACATCGTTAAACTGGCCCCGATCAAAACCTACATGTTCCTCAAAATTCGTCTATGGTTCGATCCGCCGCAGGCAGCGAAGACTATCGACGCAATGGAACGCCAGATCGTGGAGCTCGAAGCTCGGCTTAACATGATCGGCGAAGAAATCAACCCACCGAACCCGCCGCCTATCAGGCCGCGTCACACCTTCCAGGTCATCGGCGATCTTATCTTCGAGGACGGGTTCCTCGACTTGCCCGACATGGTCGATGGTCTGGGTTCTAATGAGAATCTGACCAACATTATCGTCGGCGGAGATGCTTCGACATGACAGACGTTATTCGCGATCGCATGTGGCAGCGCCGGGATTCAGCTGCGAACTGGGCAAGCATCAATCCTACCCTCGGACCAGGTGAACTCGGCGTCGAGTCTGACGGCTCGCTGGCTAAAATGGGCGATGGCGCAACAAGGTGGAATGATCTGCCTTACTGGATTTCATCAGGAGAAACCGATGCCGATGCCGCGTTCCTCTCGAAATCAGCGAACCTGTCTGATCTGTCGAGCGCATCATCGGCAAGGTCTAACCTCGGCCTGGGGACTGGAGCGACTAGCGACAGTTCTGATTTCGACCCAGCCGGATCTGCAGCCGCAGCCCAGTCTGCCGCCGAAGCAGCCAGCATGCCTTTGTCAGGCGGCGCTTTCACGGGTAGGGTTGCGCCGAAGGTCCAAGCGCTCTCGCAATCCGGCGGCCATGTAGCCGTAGACGGCTCTTTGGGCAACGTGTTCACGCTAACGCTAACGGCGTCCGGTTGGCAGATTGACAACCCCTCAAATTTGGTCGACGGATCTGACTACACGTTTCGTCTGAAGCAGGATTCGTCAGGTGGACGATCGATCACGTGGGGATCTCAGTATTCCTTCGGCGATGCAGGCACGCCTTCATTCAACACGGTCGGTAACAAGCTGAACATTGTCAAATTTCAGTGGGTTGCGGCAGACAGCATCATGGCGTGCCTCAGTTCCCGAACAGGTCTCCCCTAAATCTAGTCTTATTCAGAAGGAGGTCATTAGTGACCAGCAATAAAGTCATGCAGGCGACTCTCCTCGTTCAGGACCAGATCCCCGGGGAAGAAATCGCCAATGTCGCGTTCTTCGATGGTGACGGGAACTCGATCGATCTTACTGGTGGCGTGGCTTCTGTCATCTCGGGTGGAGTAGCCACGCAGTCGCTCAGCCCGCATACCGCCGGCGTAGTGCAGGCAGGTGGTCACGTTGGGGTGGATGCCACGATCGCCAACGTCTTCGAGCTGATACTCACGGCGTCGGGATGGCACATTGATGCTCCTACTGGTGCGAACGACAGCCAGCCGATCACCTTCCGTATTCGGCAGGATGCTACAGGATCTAGGACTGTCGTATGGGATTCTGCCTACGACTTCGGTGCTGCCGGCGCGCCAACACTTAGCACTGTCGCACATAAGTTTGACCTCATCCAGTTCAGCTACGACTACACATCCAGCAAGGCCTGCTTCGTCAAAGCCTCGCTAGGATTTGGGTGACAACATGAGTGAACCGACCTCAGATCAGCGCAAGATGTTCGCCAAAATGGGCCTTGCGATGCCTGACGGATCCTACTACATTCGCAATGGCCCCATGGGTACCAGCGACCTGCAGAACGCAATCGATGCTGTTGGTCGTAGCAACGACTCGCATGATGACGTCCGCATGCACATCATGACCCGGGCCAAGGCTCTGCATATGTCGAACAAGATTCCGGCTGATTGGAATCCAGACGGATCGTTGAAGCACGAGGATACTGCCGTTGCAGAGTTCATTCTTCATCACGGCATCAAGGGGATGAAGTGGGGCTCTCGCAAGGGCGGAGCTTCAGGTTCATCCTCGTCGGATCATGTAAGAACCGCTGAACTCCAGAGCAAAGTTCGCGGCGCCGGCGGAACTCATGCTCTCAGCAATGAAGAACTTCAGCACTTGACACAGCGGCTCAACCTCGAACGGAACTATCGACAGCTCACTGAGCCAGGAAAGTCCAACGTTGAGCGTGGAAGAAGTTTCGCCAGGACCGGTGTCAACGATGCGAAAATGGCGATCGATGCGATTGAGACTGGACGGAAAGCCTACAAGTTGATCAGCGAGCTCACGAAGAACGGGTGATTAATGGCTCTGTCGAACACGGCGACGCCAAAATACTACGGCGAATTCCGTGCTACGGTTCTCCGAGGCGAGATTCCGGTTTGCCGGGAGATCTCGATGGAGATGAACCGGATCGACGAGCTCATTAGAGATCCAAACTTCTACTACGATGACGCTGCGATCGACGGGTTCATAGCCTATTGCGAGAACGAGCTAACCCTGACTGATGGCGGAGATTTCTTCCTGCTAGACAGTTTCAAACTCTGGGCTGAAAGCCTACTCGCGTGGTTCTACTTCGTCGAGCGCAGCGTCTACGTTCCTGATCCTGACGGCCATGGCGGTCACTATGTCCGAAAGCGAATCTGTAAGCGACTAGTCAACAAGCAATACTTGATCGTTGCTCGCGGTGCAGCCAAGTCGATGTATGCTTCATGTATCCAGAGTTACTTCCTCAACGTCGACACTACGACTACCCATCAGATCACGACTGCCCCGACCATGAAGCAGGCAGACGAGGTCGTATCTCCCTTCCGGACGGCGATTACTCGAGCCCGTGGACCGCTCTTCCAGTTCTTGACCGAGGGTTCTCTACAGAACACGACTGGTTCCAGGGCTAATCGGCAGAAACTGGCCTCGACCAAGAAGGGCATTGAGAACTTTCTGACTGGTTCCATGCTCGAAGTCCGGCCAATGGCCATAGCCAAGCTGCAGGGCCTTCGTCCTAAGGTCTCAACCATTGACGAATGGCTTTCAGGTGACACTCGGGAAGATGTCATTGGAGCCCTCGAGCAAGGCGCTTCCAAGCTGGATGACTACGTTATCGTAGCTACCAGTTCAGAAGGTACTGTCCGAAACGGCAGCGGCGACACAATCAAATTGGAACTAGCCGACATCCTCAAGGGTGAATACGTTAACCCGCACGTCTCAATCTGGTATTACAGACTAGACGAGATCGAGGAAGTCGCCGATCCGGCGATGTGGCCAAAGGCTAACCCTAATCTTGGCGCAACAGTCACGTATGAGACTTACCAGCTGGACGTCGAGCGGGCTGAAATGGCTCCGTCAACCCGTAACGACATCTTGGCAAAGCGATTCGGGATTCCGATGGAGGGTTACACATACTTCTTCACATATGAAGAGACGGTCCCGCATCGCAAGCGTGAATTCTGGAAGATGCGCTGTGCTATGGGCGCCGACTTGTCACAAGGTGACGACTTCTGTGCTTTCACTTTCCTTTTCCCGCTAGGACGAGGAGATTTCGGGGTCAAAACTCGGAGCTACATCTCAAGCCTGACGCTTATGAAGTTGCCCGGCGC